CGGCGCGTTCGGCGGCGCGAGAACCTCGCCAGCGTCTATGGACGCGAAAGAAAACGACTGGATGACGTTCGAGGCGTCCTTCCAGAAGACGCGAGCGTCTCCGTAGTTCAGTGCCAACTCGCCGTGCAGGAGCGACGAGGGCGCCGCTGCTCCGGGCGTGCCGTTGCGCTTGAGTTGGACTGGCGTTGGCACTAAAAAGAACCCCCATCGAGCGTCTCAAGGAACGCCACCGACGTGCCGGACGCCGAGTAGGTCAGGATGCCGTCGGTCGTGCCGCCCTGCACCGCCGTAACCGTGTCGAGCGTGTTCGCTCCGAGGACGCTGCCCTTGGGCACGGTCGTGAGGCCGGTGCCACCCTTCGTCGGCCCGATCGCCGTCGCCGACCACACGCCTGTCGTCACCGTGCCGAGCGTCGTGATCGACGTCTGGCCGGCGTAGGCGGTCGAGATGTCGATGGAGTCTGCGGCCACGCTGATCCGGCCCGCCGTGCCGACGGCGTTGATCGTGTTCCCGTCCTTTGTCAGGCCGTCTCCGGCCGTGATGTTTCCTGCGCCGGAGAACTGGGCAAACGCCAGCGACGTCGACCCGACCGTGATGGTGCCATTCGTGGTCAGCACCCACCCCGTGTCCGCGTTCGTCGTGCCTTCCTCGACGAACGCAAACGCACCCGGCGTCACCTCGGCGTCAGCGTCGAAGTCCGTGGCACGCACCGCCGCACCGGACGCCTGCACGACGTAGATGCCGTTCTGCGAGGCCGTATCCTGATTTTTGACGAGCACACGGTTGCCAGTGGCGAGCGTCACGCCGTCGATCGCATCGCCGTTCTCAAGTGCGCTCGACAGGTTGATATTCGCCGTGGTTGCTGCACGAACGCTCTGCTTCACGTCGAGGCCGGCGCGGGCCGCGTCGACATACGCTTTCGTGGCAGCGTCGTTGTCGTCGGTCGGCGTGCCGAGGTTCGTTATCTTCTGGCTGTTCATCGTCAGCGACGCCGTCGGCGCCGCGAACGACGTCAGGTTGTACGCCTTGACCGTGGTCTCGAGGTCGGTCACGTTCGCCGCGACGTGCGTGTGGACGGCGGACGCGGCGGAAACATCGACCGACGTCAGGCTGACGGTGCCGACTTTTCCGTTGACGCTTGATACCGGGCCGTACTTGGCGGCCTCGGTCGCGAAGTCGGTCACGTTCGCGGCAACGTGAGTGTGGACGGCGGACGCGGCTGAAACGTCTACAGACGTCAGACTGACCGTCCCGGTCTTCCCATTGACGCTGGAGACCGGGCCGACAAGTGCCGCGGCGGTCGTGAAGTCTGTGATCTTGACGCTGGTCAGTGACGGAATGTCGTCGGCCACGAGGAGCCGAAACGTCGGAGCAGCATTCGCTCCGGTCGTCGGCCCGGCGAGCACCTTGTTGGCCTCGCGGACGGTGACGATCGAGATGAACGCGCCGCCGCCGCCGATCGCGACGACGTTCGCGGCGTTCGTTCCGCTCGAGCCGGTGCCGATGTAGAGCGTGCCGGCACCGCCCGTGCCGGCTGCTTCCGCATAGGCCAGTTCCGCGTTCAGCAGCGATTCAGGAGCGCTAGCGCCTGTGCTGCGGCGGATACGAATGCGAGCCATGCGAAGTTACCTCCATCCACTAGGTTCGAGTCAGCGAAGTCACGCCATTTGCCGGTTGAGTACCGCAGCACGTCGCCGTCAGCGGCGGCCGTGATCTGCACGTCCGTCAGTTCGGTCAGAGACGACGCTCCGCCGGTCTCGCCGGACGGACCCTGCGGCCCGATGCCGCCAGTGACCGCCGCCGCGACTGACCCGCTGCCGACGGTCGCCGAGACGCCGGCGCCGCTGACGGTCGCCGAAATCCGCGTTCCTGTGACGCTGGCCGTGATGCTCACCGTGCCACCTCGACGAAGCCTGACAGTGCCGTCCGCTTGACATCCCCCGGGGCGATCCACTCGAGCCGCCACGAGTACGTGCCGGGCTGTAGTGCCTCGGTCTGGGCCTCGGTCATCGCGACGGAGACGACGCCCGTGGAGGCGTTCGTGATCGTCGATGTGATCGTGCCGACAGAGTTCCCCGTGATCGGCGACACGATCGACGACGACACCGTGTACCCGGACATATCAATGTCGAAGTCAATGGTCGTGCCAAATTGGTCCCCCCGCCGGAGCGAGAGATTCAGCGGCCCCGGCAGTTGGCTGTAGGTGTTGCTCACTTTGCGCCGTCCACGGAGACCTTGTATTGCCTCGCCTCTTCGGCGGCCTTCGGCTGGAGGGCGTAGAGGAGCCTCGTCTGCTCCTCGATCGCACTGGCGATGTCCTTCTGCGACTCCGAGATGGTCTTCAGAAACGCCGAGTGCTGCTCCACGAGCGGCAGGAGGACGTCAGTGCGGAGGAAATAGCCTCCGGCCACGCAAAGCAGGGTCGGCAGGCCGTAGCGTTCGAGGACCGTCTTCAGGAGGTCGTTCATTTCCTCGCCGCTCACGGGACGCCTCGTGGCGCCGCAATGGCAGAATGCGGCGTCATTTCATTGTATCGTTTTGCAGTCTTGACAACGCAGCATCCACGCGGCCGGCGAGGATCGACAAATCCCCGTCGTTGAGCACCTCGTCGTCCACGAGGCTGGCCTCGATGCCACGCTCGCTCGAGTGCGACCCGGCAGACCCAACCAACCCCGCCCCGGGCCGGACGACCCGCCAGACGTACCCCCCGCGGGCGTGGATCGCCTCGGCCTCGTTGTCGAACCGGACGTCCGTGATCACGGCGAGCGTCGCCTCGGAGTCTTCGATCCGCTTCATCGTCGCCATCACCCAGATTTCCGGGTGGATCGTCTCCCTGCCCCACTCCGTGCCGATCGTCTGGAGGAGCCGCCGCGGGCTGGCCGGCAGCCACGGCAGGTCGCGCTCTTTGTGCCGGCGGTCCTGCAACTCCGCGATCGACATCCCCGTGATCGCCGAGATCGCAGCGTACAAAGGGTCAGCGAACGCGAAAACGCCGGCGCCCTGCCGTGCCGCCAGCATCTCCGCGACCGTGTTTTTGCCGCACCCGGCGGCTCCGCAGAGGCCGACGATCATTTACTTCACCCCTGCAACGTGCATGGCCGTCAGGCCGCCTTCCGGCCTGTAGAGGAACGTCTCCATCGCACGGCGGGCGCCGATGAACCCGTGCTCGGAGTGCCAATCGTCAGTTGCCCCGACGCTGGGAGCGGTTCGGACGATGACCGACTCGATCGTCTCGATCGGCCGCTGCCACTCTGCGGCCTGCGAGTGAAAGTGGCCGGTGTGGTACTCGCGATACGGGCACCTCGCCCAGTCGGCGGCTGCCTCGATCGCCATGATCTGCGGCAACTTCCGCTTCGCCCGGTGGCCGTGGGCGATGCCGAGCAGGTTGGCCCCGTGCGTGACGTACTGGCGGCCGGTGAACTTCATGCTCACGGCGACACGCTGGTCGTTTCGGAACCGCTCGAACAGGATGCGCTGAAACGCCCAACTGAGGGTCTCGTCGTGGTTCCCGTTCACGACGTGGACGTCGGTCGGCGTCGTCGCGGCGGACTGCTCGACGATCGACAAAAGCGCGTCGCTGCCAACCTCGATCATCTTCTGAAGGCGACCGTCGCGCTCCAACTGCGTGCCGCTGGTGGTGGTCCCGTGCGGCGAGTCGTAGTGGAAGAGGTCGCCGAGGTAGAAGATGCTCCGCCGAGCGGGCTTGTACTCGTTGCCGACGGCGATCAGTTCGTTCGAAGTCTGCCTGATGACGCGGTCGGCGATGTCGAGATCGTAGTCTCCGTGGCCGGTGGTCTTGCTCCACGCATACTTGCCGACGTGGACGTCGGCTACCACGATGACCTGCCACAGTTCGCCCTTCGGCTTCTTGTGCCTGCTCACGGGCCGCTGCTTGAGTCCGACTGCCCCGGCGATCATCGCCTCCACGACCTCGCGTGTCGTCGGCCCGGCCTTCGGCTTCAGCCGGACGAAGACGCGATGCAACTCGGTGACGGTCGTGCCCCCCTTGCCGTCGCTCGTCGCGCACTCCCATTTGGTGGCTTCAGATGCCGCTACTTCATACCTCTGTAAGTCAGCCTCGATATGCGCGAGCAGGTCTTCGACCGTCTTGATGCGGCGGCTCGTGCTGCGGGCCTCGAGCACGTCGCCTTCGCGCTTGGTCGTGACCTGCTCCGCGTCCGGGGCTGGTTCGGGCTGCGGTAGTTTGGACGCGACTTTCGCGATCAAGTCCTCCTGAGCCATGCCTTCACTCCTTGCGGGCCGATGGTAATGCCCAGTTCGCCCAGCGTCGCCGAGATCGCCCGGCACGCCGTGATCTCCCGCTTTCCGAACCGACCCGCAAAGTACGCATCGCGGAGCGGCAGAACCTGATCCGCCTGCTCTGGCGTGAGCCGCTGCCACCACGGCTTGACGTGCGGCGTCGTGTCCACGCGGGATGCGACTCGTTCGATGAGGTCATCCGCTGACAACTGCTTCTCGTCCATGCTGCACCTCACGAGAGACCGTCGCACGCCATCAGGAGTGCGCTGATGTGATGTCCGACACGCTCCTCGTCCTCTGACAAGATCGCCTCCACGCCCGAGCCGACGGCGTCGATGGCGCCGGCGTGGACGCTCTCGCAAACCGCGGCGTCCTCGGCGAACACGGCCCGGTTGAAGTCCACGACAGACTTGTTGAACACCTCGCGACGTTCCGCCTGAGACGGTGAGAGTTCGCAGACCTTCGTCGCGTAGACCAGCGACGTGAACTCCGTTTCGCCGACGCCGGCCGGAGCGAAGAACTGGACCGATACGCTCATGCCTGCCGCGCTCGCGATCGTGCAGTGCGGGAAGACCAGTTGATGGACGTAGCCTGCCGGTTTGTACGGCCGCGAGGCGAACACGTCTTCCATCGATTCGAGCCACGCCGTCGTCTTCGCAGACAGGGGCGTCGACCACGACGAGTGCGGGCCGGCGAAGGAGAACTCGCCGCCGTTCGCCCCGAGTCGGTGGAACGTCTCCGGGTGGACGTGGCCGACGTGGTACGCCTCGAGCGTGTTCTCTACGGCGATCTTCCAGTTGCACCGCATCCAGATGCGGTTCGTGTCGAGTTTCTCGCCGCAGGCTTCCGTCATCGCGGCGATCGTCCCCCAAGCATCTCCGAGCCACGCCTCCAGTTCGATCGCTTTCGTGCGGCAGACGAACACGAGGTTGCCGCACCGTGCCGCCTCGTACACGGCGAGTCCGTGTTCCGCGAGGTTCACGCCGTCGAAACTGGGCCTCTTCGGCACGCGGCACGGCAGGCCGTCTGGCCCGAACTCCCATCCGTGGTAGCCGCAGACGAGCGGGCCAGTCCCGCAAGGCTTCGTGACCAGCCTGTTGAGCCTGTGCGGGCAGACGTTCAAGAACACCTTCAGTTCGCCGCCGACGTTCTGGACAATGACTTTCCCGCGGACGACGTAGTCGCCGTCTCCTGCGATCTCGTCCGCCATGCAGACCGGAGTCCAGACGGAATTCGCGAACGCCGTCACCTCCCGTGCGTACTGCTCCTCGGAAACGTAGTAGGCGGCCGGGATCATCGTGCGGTCAGCCCCCCGTCGATCGTGAGGATGGTGCCCGTCGTCCACTTCTGCCGCAGGAGGTACTGGATCGCCTCGGCGACGTCCTCCGGCTCGCCGAGGCCGAGGATGTGGTCGTCGACCACGGCCTGCCACTGCGCCGGAGACATCGTGTGCTCGAGCCGCTCCTGCATCGGCGTCCTGACGACGCCGGGGGCGACGGCGTTGACGCGGATGCCGGAGGGGGCCAGTTCGACCGCCAGCGCCTTCGTCAGCCCGAGCACCGCGGCCTTCGACGCCGCGTAGGCGCTCGCGGCTGCCTGCCCGACTATTCCCGCCACGCTCGCGACGAACACGATCGCGTCCGCTCCGCCGGCCCGCACGGCCGGCTGCCGGAACGCTTTCGCGACGTGCCACGCCGTGTGGTAGTTCGCCGCGATCAGTGCGTCTGCCGCTGCGTGCGTCTGGTATCGAAGCGGAGTCAGTGAGTGGATGCCGGCGGCGTGAACGACGCCATCGAACTTCCCGTGGACCGCGGCGATGTCCGCGAGCACGTCGTCGGTGCGGTCGCCGAGCGACACGAGGTCGATGCTCTTCCAGCCGTGGTTTCCGGGCGGCAGTGCGTCGTGGACTTCCCGCAGGCGGCCGTAGTCCCTGCCGAGCAGGTAGACGTCGTTGCCTCCGGCGGCCAAGAGTCTCGCCGTGGCGGCACCGATGCCGCTGGAGCCTCCGGTGACGAGGTATCTCACTCGGCGACCTCCACGAGGTCGTGGAGCCTCGTCGTGGACAGGTCGGCGGCGACGGCGCAGTACGACCAGCCACCGCCGAATCCGGCCATGACCGTCTTCCCCTTGCCGCCGCAGGTCACGAGCGCCAGCGGGATCGACGCGCTCGACACGTTGCCGAAGTGCCGCACTATGCCGTCGATCCACTTCGCCTCCGGCACGCCGCATTTCTCGCGAAGGTGCCGGAGCATGAACTGGTTCGGTTGGTGCGGGACGATCTGGTCGACCGTTTCCATCGTCCAGCCGGCCGCCGCGAGCGACTCGGTGACCATCATCGGCACCGTCCGCATCGCAAACTCGAAGACCTCGGCGCCGTTCATTCTCAGGTGCGCCGTGTCGCCGTGGGCGAGCGACAGGTGCTCCGCTCCGCTCCCGTCGCTGCCGAATGCGACGTGCATGGGCGGCGCGTCGTCGTCCCGCTCAAGGATCGTCGCGCTCACGGCGTCTCCGAAGAGCGGCTCGGTCGCACGGTCGTTCGGCGAGACGACGGTCGACAGGCAGTCGCCGGCGACCAAGAGAACGCGAGGCACGCCTGCTGCGGCTAGGCTGGACGCCACGGCGAGGCCGTAGGTGTAGCCGGAGCAGCCTTGGTTCACGTCGAACGCGGCACACGCCGTGCCGAGATTGAGCCGGCCGTGCAGGACGTTGGCGACGGGTGGTATCCGCTGGTCCGGCGTCTGCGTGACGACGACGATCGCCTGCACCGCCCGGCCGAGCACCTCGCGGCACGCGGCCTCGGCCAAGTCGGTGAGCGTCAGGCGGTCGACGACCCGACGCTCGCGGACGCCGGTGGCGGCCTCAATCTTCGACGCCGCAGCGCCCCAGCGCGACTGATCTCGCACGGTCGAAGGCACGGCCACGGCGATGTCGCGGATCGCGACGCCTTGGATTGGCACGCTCTCACCTGTCTGGGAATGGCTTCACGGGCACGGAGAACGCCGCCGAATAGCGGGCCTGCCGCGTGATGCGGAACTCGTCGATGTAGCCGGCGAAGCCGGTCGCCTGCGTAAGGCCGACACGAACGGGGTAGGACGAGTCCGGTGGTCCGCTTGCCGATCCGGCGCTCGCGTCTTCGGTGCCGTTCACCCAGAGTTTCAAGGTCGTGCCGGAACGGGTGACGGCGACGTGATACCACGCATTCGCCACGACCGTTGTCGCGCCTGAGATGATGGTGAACCCGCCGCCGTTCCACAGAAACACTCGGAACTTGCTCGCGTCGGACACCTCAAAGATGAAGTGATTGCTGGACCCGAAGTCCGCGATGCCGTGTCGGCCATTGACAAGCGTCGGCCGCACCCACGCCTCGACCGTGAAATCGTCGCCCGCGAGGCCGAAGTCGGTGCTCGCTGGTACGGACACACTCTGAAAGAATGTCACGCTCATGCTGGCGTCGCCGAACTTGCGGTGCGTCTTCGACGTCGTCGCCCCCGACCGCGTCACGGTGCGGGCGAAGCGGCTTGAATCCGTGAACGTCGTCCCGCCGTCCGTGCCGTTCATGTGCAGGAGCAAGAGGACATCCTCGAAGAACGGGTCGCCCTCAATCGCCGCTGGCCGCAGCCACCGCGGTCTTGCTATCAACGACAAGAGACTCATCGGCCCACCTTCTGGAAGATGACTTGGTAGTCCTTGTGCAGGACGTCGATGTAGCCCGCGTAGACCTCGAGGAAGGCGTCGATCGCCGGCTTCGGCGGCAGGAGGTGCGACTTCTCGGCGGGCATCTGCCAGCGGTAGTCGTCGAAGATGCCGATGCCTCCGACCGGCAGGAGCGGCCACGTCATCGCCGCATCCTTGAAGACGTTTTTGGCCTCGTGGTCGGCGTCGATGTAGACGACGTCAAAACTGTCGCCGGCAGCGATCGCGCGAGCGAGGAATTGCGTCGTCCGTGACTTCACCTTCTCCGTCCGGCCAGCCGTGTTCTGGTCGAATCGCGCCTCCGCGTCGGCGTTCACCCAGTGATCGACGCAGACCAAGACGTCCTCGTCCTCGAGCACGTTGTCGATCACCCAGCACGCCGAGCGGCCCTCGTATGAGCCGAGTTCCAGCCAGCGCAGCGGATGCTTGAGTCGCGGGAGCACGAACTCCCGCCACCGCTTCGACAGCGACTCAGGCAGCCAGTCGTGCGTGAACTGTCTCATTGGATTCCCACGAGAGCGGCCAAGTCGCCGACGGTCTTCGCTTCCATGAGCCGTGCGGCGCTCACGATCACGCCGTACCGTTTGTCAGCCATTGCCATGAACCCCATCGCGCTCATGGAGTCCCACCCGGCGAGGTGGTTTAGGTACATCTCCGGCTGGCTGGTGCCGGCCGGCTGTTCGACCAGTTGGTCGAGCGCCTCGCAGAACTCGCTCATTGTGGCTTCCTGTAGATAACTGCCGCAGGGACTCCCATGACGGTGGATCGCTCCGGCGCCTCGCGGACGACGACGCTGCCGCTCCCCACGATCGACCAGTCGCCGGCGTGGGCGTGCGGCAGGATGCTGGCGTGCGATCCGACGAGGACGCCCTCGCCGAGGCTCGCGTGCCCACAGATGTCGGCGTGGCTTGAGATCGAGCAGTAGTCGCCGGTCACCGTGTCGTGGCCGACGGTCGCGGCGCAGTTGACCGTCACGAAACGCCCGATGGACGACCCGACGCTCAGGATCGCGTGCGGGCAGATCACGCAGCCCTCCCCCGTCGCGGCCGGCTCGGTGACGATCGCGGTCGGGTGGACGAGCGTCCAGAACCGCGCCCCGCGGCTGCGGAGTCGCTCGCAGACGATTCGCTTGAGGGCCGGCTCGCCGATGCCGCACAGGAACACGTCGCGAGGCGAGAACACAAGGTCGTCTGGCAGGACCGGCAGGCCGCACGCGACGCCATCGGTGGTGTCGAGGAAGGCGTCCACGTCGATGCCGGCGTCCCGTGCCCAGCGGAGCACCTCGCGGCCGAAGCCGCCGGCGCCCACGATGTACGTGCTGCTCACGGCTGCTTGTCCTCTTGCAGGCGGTAGCCTAAGAACCAGAGGATTCTGCTCACGTCACGGGCGCTCGTCGTGATCACTTCCTCGCTCATCTGCGGGAAGCATACATGGAGCGCCTCGTGGATTTCGGTCTCCATGCGAGTCCGGCCTTTCAGCCGCGAGTCGATCAGCACCTTCCGCACCGACGGTTCGTCTGGCTTGTTCTGGTTCGGCAGGTACGCCCACCCCGCGGCCTGCCCGCGGAGGCGGCTATACCGCCACACCCAGCGGGCGCCCGCGATCAGGAAGTGGTGGGTCGCCGGCATCGCGAATAGTGTCTTTGGGACGCCTAGTGTCGGTCAAGTGAGATTTTCGCCATCCTCGTCGCGGACGAGGAAGTATTCGGCGACCCATTTTCGCAGTTGCGGGGGGGCCGACGCTGTCCATGCTAGCAGGCCGGACTCGTCGACCTCGACGTGCCGGTGCGGGTCGAAGCCCCACTTCAGAGCGGGCTTCCAGCGATCGACGTAGAGCCGCATTTTTCGCGATCCGTGGTGGAGGTGGATCGCGTCGCTCTCGAGCGTACCAATGCGTCCCTGCACCTTCTGGTAGGCGTTCTCGGCCCATCCGAGAAAGTCCTCCCGCATGACCTCGCTCGAGTATTTGATCGCAAGTCGGTCCAGCCGGCCGCACCACGCCACCAGCGACATCGCGTCGCCGGAGCCGAGAATGTGGCGGTCGTAGAGCGGAAAGACCGACCTGCGGGCCGCCCACGCACCTCCCGGGCACGCCGGCCGCGACAGGTATCTCCATGCGTCGTCTCCGATGCCCCACAGCACCTCGCCGACGCGACCGGCAGAGTCGATGCAGTGCCAGCGGTTCCACATCTGGATGACAGGATCGTACTCAAGGTTTTCGCGTGTGCGTTGAATCCACGAGCGGTCGAAGAACAGCACGTCCGCGTCGATCCAAGCGACCTTGTCGTACTGCTCAGGCAGTTTCTCGACGAGCAGGTTGAGCAGGCGTTCCTTCTGCCACAGGACGTTCCGCTCTGTCCCGCGGAGTTTCAGGAATGCGTCTTTGTCGACGAAATCCTGCCCTTCGTAGGCGACCTCGGCGACGAACGTCGGCACGCCCCACCACCGCATCTCGTGCATGAATCGAAGGTAGTTGTCCCTGAGCGACCTGTATCCGGCCGGATTGAAGTGACAGGTGACGACCGCCAGTTCGCCGGGGAGCACAGTCCGCTCCGTCCGTGGCCTCCGCTCCGGCGCGGCCACCTGATACCGCTGTGACCGGATCGCGTGCCGGGCCGCTGCGACGTAGAGTCGGAGGGCCACACCCTCTTCGCACGGGACGCCGAACCTCGCGGCCTCCTCGGCAATCCACTGGATGGCGCGGTCCCGGTCGAGGCCGTTCTCGTTGGCCCACCGCTCGCGGTGCTCGAGGCGGCGGCTGGCGAAGGAACGCCTCGCCAAGATGGCGCACGCACGGAGAAGGCGTGTCCCGACGCCGCGGCGCTTCACGGGGTGACCCGCCAACGAAGTGAGGCCGGGTCGTAGAGCAGTTCCGCCTGCTGATCCTCGTCCAGCGTGCGGTCGGTGCCTGTGTCGAGCAGGAGCCGGTTGGACGAGTCGCTCGCCGTCGAGGCGTGGACGAGCGTGACGGTATGCGTGGCGACGTTGATGAGCCGAAGGATGGAGCCTTCGCCGCCGCCGGAGAAGCCGGTCACCAGATGCGCCGAGTTGGCACTGAGACGCAGGACGGTGTGCGTGCCGGGGTTGTAGTTGTTGAGGGCGGCGGTGACGGACAAAGTTCTCCACGAGTACGCCGGAGCCGACGGCGGGTCGCTGATGATCCGCCAGATGTTGCTCGTCGGATCGTAGAACGCCGACGCCGCCTCGCCGCGGCTGAGTTTCTTGTTGCCGCCGACGATCGTGATTCGGTTCGACGACTCGCTTTCCACGGAGTCGGAGACGAACGTGACGTCGTTCGTGCCGACGTTGACGAGCAACTTGACGACGCCGGACTGACCGCCCGACAAGCCCGTGATCTCCGTGGCGGCCGTGGCAGAAATCCGCACGATGTCGGACGTGCCGGCGTTGTAGTTGTTCTCGATCGCCAGCGGGCCTCGCGTCTCTACGGCGAGGACGGTTTTCGCGGCCGACACGTCGGTCGCCACGAGCGCGATCGTCCCTGTCTTGCCGTTGACGCTCGATACCGGGCCGACCTTCGCGGCCTCGGTCACGAAGTCCGTGATGCTCGCAGCGACGTGTGTGTGACTGGCGGAGGCCGCCGAGACGTCCGTCGAGACCAACGTGACAGTTCCAGTGCGTCCGTTGACGCTCGACACAGACTGATTCGTCCGCACGCCTGCGCCGAAGTCAGTGATGTTGGCAACGACGTGGGTATGGCTGGCGGAGGCCGCCGAGACGTCTGTTGACACGATCGTGATCGTGCCCGTCCGGCCGTTCACGGAGGACACCGGGCCATATTTGGCCGCTTCCGTGACGAAGTCGGTCACATTGACGGCAACGTGTGTGTGGCTCGCACTGGCGGCCGAGACGTCGGTTGAGACAAGCGTGACCGTGCCGGTGCGACCGTTGACGCTGGAGACTGGGCCGACCTTCGCAGCCTCGGTAGAGAAGTCCGTGATATTCGCGGCGACGTGCGTGTGGCTGGCACTAGCCGCGGAGACGTCGGTCGAGACCAGCGTGACCGTCCCCGTCCTGCCGTTCACCGACGACACGGGGCCGACCTTGGCCGCTTCGGTCGTGAAGTCGGTGATGTTCGCCGCGACGTGTGTGTGGCTGGCCGACGCGGCGGAGACATCGGAGGCGACGAGGGTGACAGTGCCCGTCCTCCCGTTCACAGAGGATACGGGGCCGACCTTCGCGGCCTCGGTCGTGAAGTCCGTGATGTTCGCGGCAACGTGCGAATGGACGGCGCTCGCGGCCGACACGTCCGTCGAGACCAGCGTGACTGATCCGGTCCTGCCGTTGACGCTGGTCACCGAGCCGCCGCCGGTCCCTCCGGCAGACCCTGTGATCGTGATGAACCCGGCGGACGTCGAGATCGTGACGTTGCTGCCGGCAAGAATCGAAAGGGTGCCGGTCTGGGAGTTCAAACTCTGGACGTAGGAGTGTGCGTGCGTCGAGGAGGCGGCGGAGACGTCTGTTGAGACGAGCGTGATCGCCCCGGTGCGGCCGTTGACGCTGCTCACCGGCCCATACTTGGCGGCTTCTGTAGCGAAGTCCGTGATGTTCGCCACAACGTGCGTATGGCTGGCCGAGGCGGCCGAGACATCGGAGGCTACGAGGGTGACCGTGCCCGTCCGGCCGTTGACGCTGCTCACCGACTGGTTCGAC